TAATGCTTGGCGTGCATTTCGTAAGAAACGCCCGTTAGGCAGAGTCACAATGTGTGATATTCCAGCAGCCCATTTGGTCTATACCTATGGGGTAGCTCCTCTAATGTCTGACGTTTATGATTCGGTGGAAATACTCAGGCTAAAGCTTGATTTTCCTCCTGTGGCTAAATACTATGTGAAGCAAGAAGCTTCAAAAGTATCCACAATCAGTTCGCCAGGCACGCAAGGGACCGTAACTAAGGTTCACTTTCAGAAATCCCAGAGGGCAACCGCCTACGTAGAGTTCGATATGAGCAAGAATAACCATTTCCTAATGGGTAATCCTGCTGAACTCGCCTGGGAACTCATTCCCTACTCATTTGTAGTGGACTGGTTCTTCAGTGTAGGTGATTTCCTTCAAGCCCTAGATGCGTTATCAAATACATCAAGGATTGGGTGCTCTGTTGTAGAAAAAACGGAAACTAATGTGAGAGACGTCTGCTTTGCAAAAGATGTGAATGGAGTATATCAGTACGGCTATGGATCTAAAGGCCGTCCTGGTACCTTCAAACAGTCTTCGCATCAGCGGACTGCCTACTCAACTATTCCGTTTCCCGCCTATCCACAGTGGCAGCCGTCAACTTCTTACAAGAAGATAACGAATGCCGTCATGCTCCTCTGGCAAGCAGTTGCTAGCCGTCGAGGGTCATGTTCACGTCCGAAGCCAAGGTTCTTGACCCCAGTTTCGAACAAACGGTGGAAACCTGACATTGATATTTAGTTCTTTGTCATAGGTCTGAAACTCCGCCAATTCCGGTGGAGTGACCTTTAACCCGTCTGTGTTAACAGACACAACTACTGGAGGCTATTATGCCATCTGCAGCAAGTCTAAGCATCAATGATGCAACTCCTACCGCGCACGTTTTTGTACCTGTGTCGGTCTCTCCTCAACTTTCCCTGTTCCGCAATGTTGCGGGCGCTGCCATTTCGGCTAGCGAAGAGCAGGTCGGGTTGAGCCTCTCGCGGGCGACCGCGAATCGTGCTACGAATAAGGTAAAACTTACTCTTTCCGTTCCCCACGAACAGACCATTGATGGTCAAGTAGTGGTTCGGGATATTTTCCGCTTTAGCGGAGAGTTTGTTCTGCCTGATTCGATGTCCGCCGCTGAACGTGGGCATGCCATGGCGTTAGTTCTTAACGCAATGACCCATGCTGACGTCCAGGATTATGTCACTGACTTAGAAGCATTCTGGTGAGCCTTTTCGGCTCACTAGCTCGCGTCTTCGCTAGTGAGAGTAAAATAAAGTACGCACTTTTAGTCGCACATTATTTTATTCACTTAATCATCGGTAAGGACATAGATCCAACTTTTCTTCCTGAAAGACCAGAAGCTGATAAGCTCACAACCAATCGTACTATCGTACGTGAGGCTAAAGAGCTCGCCAGGCTGGAAATTCTGAATCGAAAGTTGAAACCTTAGCACTTTTTAGAGGACATAGCTATGTTACATAACTTAGTTAGTGACATTGGAAAGGACCTTAAGTCTTTCCTCAACACAGTACAAGCAATTTGCGAAGTTGTCAATACGCCACGTTCTCTTGCTGTTAGTATTTTACTACAGCACGGGGAGTGGCAGGAATATATGAACCTTTCTATGGATCCCAGTACTTACGAGGACCCTCAGCATTTCGCTAAGGATTACCTCGTTACTGAGATCGTAAGAAAGTGTGAATATCTTCCTTTGGGTATTGACAAGGCCGCTGTTGCTCTCGCTGCCTTTATGGGCAGTGAGATCCAGTGTGAGAACACCAATGAGAGGCTTCGAACAAACACTCCTTCCTGGTACTACCAGTATCAGAGAAATGTTCGAAACATCTTAGGTCCATTGGATCAGACGGCACTCGAGTTCATTGAGCGTCGATTTTCCTTTGGTCCTGGTGCCAGCACTGGCGTGCGGGGTACGGGTAGCACTTCATCAGATAAATACGATAAAGAGCTACACTTGACCTACGAACTTATACCGTTTGTAAAATCTATAATAGGTGACCTCTGGTGGGATTCTATCCCAAAAGGGCAACATACTATAGTTAGCGGTAGTAAGTTCACAACTGTTCCCAAGTCTGCTAAGACTGATCGAGGTATATGCATTGAACCCACTCTGAACATGTATGTTCAGAAAGGGATTGGTGCCTATATCAGACATCGGCTTAACAAATTTGGAATCGATATAAACTCTCAAGAAAGAAACAGGAATTTAG